GAAGAGATCACATGCGTGTAGCGGGGGCATGTGGCGAGATCAGATGCGCCGTAGGAGACAACGAAGTCTTCTGCGGGTACAAACATGGCAGCGGGGCGCTCCATCAGAGGATCATAGTAAACCTTCTTGAACGCAGAGCCAGCCAAAGGAAGACGGAACAGCATCTGCTCTGTCTCATCGCGGTATTCGGTCATCTTTTCTGTCAGGAGATAGTTCATCTCCTCTTCGACACGCTGGGCCTGCTCACCCTTTTCGGCGTCTTTTCTGCCGACGATCTTTGTGCGAACAGGACCGGAAGCAGGGAACAGTTCTCCCATTGCCTGTGCTTGGAAGCGAACAACAGCTTCTGTGAGGAGTGGGTGGAACACTCCTGCCGCACCCTGCCAAGGCTGAGTGCGCTCTTCAATCTTCATGCCAAGAAGGTCTAAACCGCGTGTGTAGCTTCTTGCCCAATCACGGCGGGACTGCTTGTCAGTTTCAAAATCTGTAATCAGTTCCGACGCCATGTCTTCAAGATCGGCGTCTTCCATGTATTCGGCTAGGTTGGCGTCGTGGTCCGGCCCCATGATCTGATCGACCATGTCACCTGAGAAATCTATAACCATCGCACCATCTTCATCAGATATGGATACCGCTTCAGGGTTGACGATCTCGACCTCAACAGCCTCTGTATCCTCAACATCCACATCAGATGGTGTCATTTGCTTTTCGACTGCCATTTCAAATCCCCTTAATAGTAATCAACCGGCCTTCTGTAGGTCGGTTCATCATCCCACTCATCCATCGATGTTCTAATCCACCCACCTTGGCGGAACCTCAACAGAGCCTGAGTGGTGGAGTCAACCAAATCATCGTGGTCTCCGGACGGGAACGAGGCACATTCTTCAATAACCTCGTCAGCCCACCGTGTTGCAGGACACCATATAACACCACTGGCGAATAAATCACTAACCGCATTTACACGGGCTATCTTATCCTGCCCCCTCGACGGTGTAAACTCCGTGACCGGAATGCCCATTGCGCGAAGCTCAAATATCAAGGGAGAACCGGCAGCTTTTGCTTCTACGATCATCTGATCTGGCTCAAATTCCCAGTATTTTTCGTATGCAGCCCTTTTCAGATCAGGAAACTCTAGTTTTTCCTTGTATGCGTCCAGCAATATTAGATTTGGCTGCGAATCCCCATTTTCATCGGGGTTATAAAAGACCCCCCACGTTGTGCAGGCACTGTAATCGGCTCTCTGTGTCTTCAAAAACGCCGTATCCCAGCTTTGAATGATGGCTTCACACGGAGGAGGGTTAGGTCGGTCCCACTCTTGCCACCATTCTCGCTTAATCAGCGCACCTTCTTCCGAAGTTGGGTTCTGCTGGTACTGAGCAGACCACTTTGAAACAGGAAGTTCGGCTTTCAGGGACTCAAGTTGATCAATCGGCCAGAACTCAGGCCATAAAGGCTGGCCAGACGGCATAATTGCGGGGAGTTCTATAACTTCCCACTCATCGACGCCCTCTTTTTGGGTGACAGACTTGATGATTTTGCCTGTTAGGTCTCGTGTAGACCACCTCGTCATTACGATAATTATTGATCCACCCGGCTGAAGTCGCTGTCGGGGTCCAGATGTGTACCATTCGTAGGTTTTGTCGTAGACATCTGCGTTATATGCACCAAGTGCAGCCTCTTGCTCCGAATGTGGGTCATCGATAATCAGGACATCGGCACCCTTACCTGTAACAGCACCGCCAACACCAATAGCGAAATAGTCACCGCGCTTGTTTGTGTTCCATCTGCCCGCTGCCTTGGAGTCAGAAGATAGTTCGATGCCGGGAAAAACGCTTTGAAAGTCATCTTGGCCTATCAGGTTTCTCACCTTACGGCCAAATCCGACTGCCAGTTCGGCAGTATGTGCCGTCTGAATGATCTTTTTCTCTGGATATCTGCCAAGAAACCATGCCGGGAACAGGTATGAGGCGAACTCTGACTTGGTATGTCGGGGTGGCATGTTGATTATCAGGCGCTTCAATTCGCCATTTGCCACACGCTCAAAGGCATCTGCCATAATCTCATGGTGCCGCCCACTAATAAACGCAGGCCACATCTTCTTCACGAATGTCAGGAAGTCGCCACGCGACTCTTCACGCTCTTTAGCGTCCTCTAACTCGACAATCAGGTCGAGCATCTCTTTCTGATCTTCTACAGGAAGGGTGTTTATCTTTGCTTTGATCAAAGCAAGATCGTTCATTCACAGCCTCCAAAAGTAATAACGGCGGGGAGCGGAAAGGAACGCTACACCCGCCGGGGATGCAGGGAGACTGACATCCCCAGAAAGTATAGACTTAGTCCCCCTGTTAAGCCATCCCCTTATGCGGCGTCTACTTTTCTGGGGCGACCACGCTTCCTTTTGGCAGGAGTTAGGGTGGCGCTGGCCTCAACGACCTTCTTGGGCCGTCCACGTTTTTTGGGGGGAGCTTTCCCACCTACCCACGCTTCATTGAAGGTTGGTGTTTTCTTGTTGTCCCCTACAAGTCTCCCTTTTCCATCCCTAGCCCTTTCAGGTTCGTCTTGAACCAAGGCAGGAAAGAAGGTCTTCATAAATGCTTTCAACATCATTTTTCCTTTCTGACAGTTAAAGCCCTTATATTATAATATATATATATTTTAACATAAATGATTAATGTACTATAATGTACTAATATAAGGGGCTTGGGAGACAAGTATGCCTTTTTTACAGAGCAACATAAATCATTTCAAATGTTGGGTTAGGCGTGAGTACACATGTAATCACATGAGGTATCACGGTGAGTTTCTGCATGCTATGTGTATTGCTGTGACTACTATGCCTAATCGGTGTTTGAGTTTTCAGGTGATATTCACAGGATGTGAAACAGACGACGAGGATGAGCCGAATGTGCATGGTGGGGCCATGTGGGCAAGGATGCCCATCACTGCTTTAGTGGGGGATACCCCCTTTGAAGACTGGCCGGAGCCAATGCCGGTCCACTACGCCCAGCCATGGGATTGCATGTCACACACCCATTCTGTCTATACACTGAACCGGGCCACACCTTGTCCGTGGTTGGCAAAGGTTGGTAGTGATTTCTACCCAGCCAAGTATCTATTCACGGTAGATTACACTGACAGTGAGATCGCAGATGATCCTGCACAGCATAAGCAAAGCCACGTCATGGAGCTTCTTGATGCAGGCAAATGGACAGGAAACATCATAGCATTGCCCAACAATCGCGTGAGGGTCACACACCCAGCGTGGTTTGAAACAGGTGAAGGCGCACCAGACTTCCTACCATCACAACATATCCATTACTCAAAATCAGATCTGGACTACACCTTAGACACAACTCAGATCTTCAATAACCTCTATGCAGAGGATGAGTAAGTTACATGGAACTTTTTAAAAATTTTTTTGTAATATCCGCCCCCCTAGGATTCCTAGACCAATAGAACACCGTTTAATCGCGTTTTAAGCGTCTTGTGGCACCCTTCTAACGTCAAAGGGGTGGGGTATAGCCAAAAACACTAGAAGGCCACTGTATGGGCTTTATAGCTATTCACCAGAGTGGGGGATTGTATGAGTAGATGTTCATGTAGTGCGCGTGTGCAGGCGCGGGTCAGCCCACGGGGGATGGGGGTGGGTGGGGGTCCAAGGATTCGTGGCTAGGCAAAGGGGCGGGTCAACCGTCGCCAAGCAGCCGGTCCAGCCGCTTCCGCAGGTCCGCTTCGATATCGGATGCTGACCGTTCAGCCTCGTCAGCCTGTTCAATCCTGTCAGTGAACATGCCGATAGTCCGGCCCACCAATTCAATGGCCCTGATCCTTGCGCCGTCAGTCTCTGCCTGATCCGCTTCCTGTGTGAGCCGTTTCAAAACCCACTCTTCCCGTCTGCGCTCTATCGTGCGGCGGTCTTGCTCTATATCAGCCTGTATGGCCCGAACCCTTGCTATGACCTTGCTATTGCCTGACATCAGACGGCTGGCTGCTTCCCACCTTGTCTTGTCTGATCCATTGGGCATATAGCCTGCTTCC